AACCTACGGTGTTGGTAGCGTTTCTGGCAACGCTGACACAAAAGTTACAGTTACTAGGGTAGACGGCACGGCAGGGCGGGGACTTGCAGCCGCCTGATAATCAACCGTTATGTTTGTATCGTCTGTTGCCCACATAAGTTCTATATATTGCCCTGCTTGTATGTCTATTGTAAAACTGTACCCAAAGTCATCTACTCCACCTGACCCTGATACTACGTGCAGTCTACCAGTATTTGCTATATCTACCCCACTCCTACGCACCCAGAACGACACTTCTTTTGCGCTAGCACTACCGCTAGTAAGTTCCACTGAGAGTTCAAAGTTATAAACTCCTGAGTGAGTTGGTGTAATCCTTGTCTTTGGTGTGCCTGTTACGCTTATGGCTTCACCTAAATATGTATTCTCAAACTGTAACGCATATGCTGTGTTTATAACACTGGCGTTCTGATCTACAGTAGAAAAGAACTTTGCATTCGGAGACTCTATAAACCGACCTCCGTACTCCCCAAACACACTGTTTATACCGCTCGATAGCAAGTTAAAAAAGAGTCGCAAGATGTTGTTCAGTGCATCAAGGTACTCTTTTAACGGCCCAGCTTTGGGTATTGGTAGCGCAGGGACTTGAACTTTCTGTACGAGCCGCTCTGCCACTAGCCTCTCCTGCCGTCAGGACGCATCTCCAATCGTGGTATACCTAACTTCCATGCTACACCTAGCTCAGTAGACTCAAGCTTAAACGCCATCTGCCTACCCCGTACACGCACAAATACTTGCCCTGTAAACTTCTCAATAGGTACAGTAGCAGAACGAGTTACCGTAGCGTTGTCTACGCCACCCTCAGATGTAGGGTTATAGTAACCAGAACCAGAGTTCTCCATAGGGAACAGAGTCATCACTGCCGCAGGGCTATCTACTGTAGACCCCTCAAACGTTATGTCAGGGAGCATACGATTAATAAACATAAACCTGTCACCATTATCCAAATCAAACTCAGAGGATAAGAGCGTAGCTGTAATGGCAGAAGGCACACCCGTTTGGTTATCATCCATACCGACTTCATGATTAACTAAGTTGTTACTGTAAGTAGCAGCTAGTGGGTTCTCTCTAAGATCAGCGTCTATCCAAGCACTACGTGATAGGTTTCCGTAATACCAAATGTCTTGTAGGTAGTTGTACACCACATATCGGTCATTCTGTGTAGACCCCTCAGAGCAATAGAACCACCATACCTCGTCGAACCGCTCGTTAGTACCCGCTATGACTTGTGCATACTGAGTGAAGTTAAAGTCATTAAACACATAACTTCGTACACTACACGGTAGGGTCTTAACCGTACCATCGTACATATAGAACTTGTCAGTGCCCATCCAGTACGCAATGTTGCCTGAATAAGCCGCTGCATTAGGACCAGCTATTGTTATGTTATCGCCTAATAACTGAGCACCCCACACCTCTGGTGCGCCTAAATACTGCATACCGTACAGCGCAGTGTCAGTCCAAATAAGAACCTCTTGTCGTGCTTGTAGAGTTGTAATGATTTCACTACCCCTAGACAGACGTAAGCTACCTGCTTGATTAGTCGCCGCAGGAGTCCAGTTAGCTACATCCTCTTGGTCAGACCAGCGAATCAACATAGGATCAAGAGTGGCACTGCCCAGTGCGTTTGAACCAAAACAAAAGGCAAAACGGAAGATGTCTGATACAAAGGTCTTGTTAACTATAGTAGGCACGTTGGATGCACCACCGAGAGAAGATACGTACACTGCACGAGTTGTCAGATCATTACTCGCATCCCAGTAGAATATAGGCCCACCCCTGTAGCCAAAGAACAAGTCCTCACCAAAGTTAGACTGGCTCCATATCCGCATAGGAGCATCTGTAGCACCACTGCTCCCCCAAGTGCCTGACCCCCAAGTGCCAGCACTCCAACCTCTAAACGGAACGGCAATCTCGTTACCTGTGTTTATCTGATACACCGCAGTGACTGTACCTCCACCCGTAGCAGCAGACGACGCTTGGCTTGCGGCAGTTATGTTGTAAGAATCCTCGTCTATAAAACTAATCTGAAACTCACCGTTTAGGGTAAGACCGCCCACTGCTGAAGCACCACTAAACGTAACAAAGTCATTCTGAAGCGCACCGTGTGCAACGTCAGCAACGAGAACAGTAGTAGAGTTTAGCGTTGTGGTAAACGGGTTTGTCAGCGTTGCTGTGGCTCTAACAGGAGTAACATCAAAGTAAGCTCCACCACGCTCGATGTAGTACTTGAGGTTAGTGCCTACGGCTACAAGGTTCTGCCTCTGGAGAGTAACCCAGTTAAGCATAGACCGACACACACCAAGAAAAGTAGCAGCAGATATACGTACCCAACCTCCAATCTTCTGAGGCATACCCCGTCTGAACCGCACCTTATCTGTTTCGTACCAACTGCCTTCAGCCGCATACCGCGTATTTTCACGGTCAACTCCCGGCTTTAACTGTAGTTGTTGTAGTGGCATGGACTAACCTCGTTATAGATACTCACCTGTTCGTATCATTTCGGTAAGCTCTACTGCTCTGCTCCCGACCTGTCTAGCCCACTTGGAATCTAAGAATTCATCACTAGCAGAGCTGTACTTTCCTGCTTCCATAGCGGCCAAGGCGCGTCGAAACCCACGTAACTTCGTGGCTCCGAGGTTGAATCCGATGTCAATAATAGCATCTTTCCGTACATCATCAAGGCCGTTAAACCAAGGGTACTCTGAGCTTAACTCTTTGATAACACGTTCTATGTCATTCTCAAGTAGGTACTGTACCTCATCATCGGACAAACCTACCCCGTCGTTCATATCGACATTGCGCCCTATACCGATAGTATAAAAACCAGCAGGGCATTTGTAGATTACATGTCGTCCATTAGTCTTAACCTCACCTTCGTGACGTTTTAGCATATCAATTAGCTTTTGCATTTTACTTCTTTCCATTACTTCCGCCGTAGTAAAACGCTGCCGCAGTACCTAAGATTCCGCTCAACTGCCCTAAAACCAAACTAATAATTGTCTCATCATTTTGATCGTGGGGCATTGTAGTAACTAAAAGAACAAAAGCCCCGTAGAGAATAAGTGTTAGTACAGAAAAGACTTTGGGTGTTAGGTCCGATGCAAAAGCATCACGCGCTGACTTCCTGTCTTCTACCTCAACCTTAAAAGACTCAAGGTCGATTTCCATTTCTTTAATACGATTCTTAAACTCTTCATCAGCCTGTTTAACAATAATTGCTTTTTCAGGCTCTCGTTCTATAAGGTCTTCAATCTCGTTTGCAGTTGTACTGCTTGGCAGCCCTAGTTTGGAGGCAGCTATCTTTACAGCCATTCCAGCCATTGGCCCACCTGCTGCCTGTGCAATCGTGGGGGCTAGAGACTTAAGTAAGCCTCCTAATTTCATCATGCGCCAACCTTATCTGTTGGCATATTTTCTTCAGCAATAATCCCGTCTATGGTATCGCAAACATCTCTGACGACCACTCCAGTAGTAGCAGACAGAGCCGAACGACCGACAGCCCTCATACCCTTATACAATTGATTGCAATACAAGTCTTTGTTGTCCATAACTTGTTGTACAGACGTACAGCTAGACAGCATAACAATAGCGCTAAGTATTAGTATTCGCATTCTTTTGCTCCTCTATGAATCCTTTTAAACGTGTCTTATACCCATCCATGAAGTGGTCAGAGATAGCGTCAGATACACCACCGTCCTTGTCCTTCTTGGCCGGGTTTATGTAGTTCTTACCAGAATTTGCAAAGTATAGCATGGTCTGTGACTTAGAAGGTCCATAGCAGAACCGAGGTATCTTAGCCACGATGTCGCTGCCCATAACACAGGAGATTTGATCGTCAAGCTCCATAGGACGCTTGAAACCCTTGAAGAACGTGTTTGGCTTACCAAAGGTAATCAAGCTAAGGTTAGGGTGCTTTTTGTTTAGTTTAGCTGCTGTTAGCTCTGCAAGCGCACCACCAAGACTGTGACCGCACACCAAGGTACGTTTCTTATAGTCAATAAGCTCCTTGATCTGACCCCAGACAGAGGCGTGGGCCGTGGCAAAGCCACCATGACAAAAGCGTCCCGCATACGGTACAGGGATAGCACTGGCATTCCAAATCCAGTCAGCGGCTTGCTGTGTGCCTCTAAAGACAATAATGTCTACTGACTTACGCTTAACAAAATAAGCAGTGGTAGAGGTCCACTTACTTTCGATCTTAAAACTGTCAAAGTAGTTATTGTCGTTATATGCCTTCATTGACCATGAGCAAGCCATTGTTAGCAGTACAGGATCAAGTTTCATAACAACCTCACAGTGAGCTAATAAAAGCGATTATCCAACCTGCTCCGCCTACGCACAAAGCGGCGGCTATCATGGCAAAAACTAAGTTTTTAATGTCTTGTTCTCTTTTAAGCTTCTCTCGCTTTAGTCGGTTTTGCTTAATCTTTTCTTGATTGCGACGATACCTTTCTTCTTCGCGTATCCGCATCATGCGTTGATACAGGGGCGTTTTACCTTTAGCCATGAAGATTTTCTTAACCTGCTCTTCATACTTGGCTATCTTCATTTCAGCTTCGACTACCTTGAGTGCGTAGTTCTCTACTGATCCTGACGCATACGCCCCCGAAGCGGGACGGCGTTCTAGTTCTTGCTTTGCTTCTTGTACTTTATCTTTAGCATCGTAGAAAGAACCGAGCTTTCCAATAAGGTCAGTGGCATCCTGCCCCGTTTGAACTCCCTGTTGAATAAGCTCGAAAGCCT